CATAGGTCTGCGGCAAGTAGTATTAACAAAAGTGCATCATTCACGCCCATGGAAGTCATGTCCACATAGATTGTTTGTTTGGACCATACCACAATTTAAGTATTGGCGTTGGGATCAAATTCCGATCAATATGAAAGTACGAAGCTTAAAGAGGATCAATTATAAAGACAGTACCAGACCTGGTTGGAACCTAATTGTGTATCCAGACGGCAAAGAATTGCGCGTCAACTTTGGTAGAAATGCTGAAGACGCGACTGCCGATCTTTCAAAAATACATTTTGATATACTAATGGGACTCCAATCGCAACAATCTGTTACCAGTCGTATGATCGGTATGAATTATCATGATACAGCTCTTTTAGCTTTAACTGGACAATATTACCGAAAAGGTGAACAACAAGGGCCACATCCAACCAGACTAGTAAGGTCAACGGTTCCAAAAGTCCATTGGCCAATAACCACCGAAGCCGAGTGTCCCGAAGTCAGTAGTCGGACTTACTCGAGCCCCCTCGTCACTGATCATAATTTGATGCCTATGATCAAACGTTGGGAAGCCATGTCATTATCAATCGATAGGCGTGTGACCTTTTACACCAACAAGAAGGTCCCTGATAAACGTTACCAAATGTACGCCTCTGAATTTGTTGATTTATTAGTGCCTATAAAACACAAGGGTATTCCATATGGTCTCGAGGAATGTGCTGAGTTCTTAGATAAACCATCGCAATCCCTAGCACTTAAACAAGTTTGGGAAACGGTTGATATGACTCCTCAACAAAAGATTGAAGCTTTTATGAAGAATGAACCTTGTATGAAGTCAGGTCGGATTATTAGTTCTTATCCAGATATACGTTTTCTATTACAGTTTTCACAATTCACATTGAAATTTCGTGATGACATCTTACACTCCGAAGCCAACATCCATTGGTTCTGTCCAGGTAAAACGCCTGCTCAGATAGTCAAATGTGTCATGGATTATGTTGCCTCGATAGCAAAAGTTGGTGAAACTGATTTCACAAACCTGGATGGGACTAGTTCCGAATGGGTACAAATTATGTTATATATAGCTGCTCTCAAGGCTCATTTTGCCCCAGAATATCACCCTTTAATAGATGAATTTGCAAAATTCCTATTATCGGTGCCGGCATTTTCTAAACGTTTCAACTTTAAATTTGAACCAGGTGTAGGTGTTAAAAGTGGGTCACCTCCAACTTGTGACCTTAACACCGTAACCGATGGTTTTGAGGAATATTGTGCTGTACGTATCACTTTTCCACATTTGACCCCAGCCGAATGTTTTGAACTAATTGGTCCGAAATTCGGTGATGATGGCTTAACCCGAGATGAACTTAAACATGCTCATCAGAAGGTTAGTAAGGCCTTGGGTCTGATACTAAAGTACGAGGCTTGTCGTCCAGATACCGGAGTAACATTTCTGGCTAGGGTATATCCAGACCCTTGGACGACTGAAACATCTTTTCAGGATCCCTTAAGAACTTGGCGTAAATTGCATCTTACTGCCAGGGATCCAAATGTTCCGCTTGAAACTGCTGCCTTAGATAGGTTAGACGGGTATCTCCAGACGGATTTCTACTCGCCAGTCACAAGTAACTATTGTCGTATGATTGGGAGATGTTACGAGAAAACTGTCGACAAGGATAAGAAGCGTTTTACGCGGAAGTCGAAAAACATTGAAAAGACTTACTGGTTAACGCAAGGTGGTGCGTGGCCCCAAAAACAACAGGATTATGAGCTTATGCTAAATTGTACAGCAGCTCGTACTGGTTTCGATCGCGTCCAATTAGAGAGATTTATGGCGGAATTGGACGAATGCCAGGATCCTTGGGGATTCAACCCTTTAAATCGAGATGAAGAG